TCCTCTGACGATATTCGCAGTTGGCACACCTCGCCCACCTCACAGGGTGGCAGAGGTTGGAAACAGGTCGGCTATACCGATATGTTCCACCTTGACGGAACTGTTGAGCGTTTGGTTAAGAACAACGAAGATGCGAATGTAGATCCGTGGGAGATTACAAATGGGGCAAAAGGGTACAATTCCACATCCCGGCACATTGTGTATGTAGGGGGTCGTGCTGCGACCTCCAAAACTCCCAAGGATACTCGCACCGAGGAACAGAAGGAGGCAATGAAGCAGTATGTACTTGACTTCCACCGCCGACACCCTGATGTTGCTATCGTTGGACACAATGCTCTATCCAACAAGGCGTGCCCCTCATTTGATGTCCCTGCGTGGCTTCGTGAGATAGGTATCAACCAATAAAGATTGATGATATGGACTATGTAACACTGAAAGATGTTCTAATGTTTGTAGGGCTCTGTATCTCAAACATCGGCACTTGGTTTATCTCTCGCCGAAAGCAGAACAATGATTTTCTTGCAGAGTTGCAGAAGTCCATTGACCTACTGACAGAGAAGTACACTAAGGCTCTTGATGAGAATGTAACCCTCAAAGAGGATAATGCCAATCTACGCTCTGATAACGCCCAATTATTAGCGATTAAAAGGGAGTTAGCAGACAAGATTGACAAGCTGACAAAAAAGGTAGATTCATTAACAAAACAACTGAAAAACTATGAGAAAAACAATCAAGGGATTTCCCCTTATGCTACTGCTATTGCTCGCAGCACTTTGCCTGATGGCGTGCGGCTCGACCAAGGTGGCAACGACCTCGAAGTCCGAAGCGATGACCGAGGTAGTGCAGGAGGTCGCAAGTGCCGTAATTCAGGCAGAAACCGCACACGCCGAGCAGCAGTCCGTACAGCAGCAGGTGGAGACACAACTGACGACAACGAAGCAGGAGGAGTCGGAATCGGTACCTGCGGAGATGAGTTCACTGACGGTACCGACACAGAACCTCCTTGACCTGCCCGATGGAGCCTCCTACAATGCAAGTGAGGGGCGCTCAACGGTAAGTGCTACACGCAAGGGTGATAATATCGTACTTGAAGGCAAATGTGGCAGTCTTGAACGCCGAGTTAGGAGTTATGAGCAGACGGTGTTCCGACAATGTAGCACTATTGACTCTTTGACTAATGTAATCCTCGCCCAGCAAGACACAATCGCCAAATATGAGGCAGAAGAGGTCGCTCGCTCGGCAGTTACCGAGGAGGTCGAGCAGACGGTAAAGAAACCTTCAAATTGGCATAAGTGGCTGTTCGGAGGAGTTCTGCTCGGAGTGGCGTTGAGTATCGCCGCCTGTGTACTATGGAAACGCACCCGCTTTGGGTTAATTGTAAAAACAGTAATCAATAAAATAGCAAAACTATGGCAGAAGTAGCAGCACCTGCAAAAGAGGGTTATATCCATGGTAGTAATATGATCCTCTCCGTAAACGACACGCCTCTCGGTCACTCGAAGTCTTGTTCTATCCAGAATCAGGCAGAGACTAAGGACCGAGCAACAAAGGAGACCTCGAATACGGGTAAGTGGAAGGAGAAGAGTGTATCGGGCTTGTCGGTATCCATTTCAGCCGAGGGCTTCGTATTCGCTGACGATGAGATGGGCTATGAGACTCTGCTTGCCCTTTGGGAGAAGGGTGAGCCTGTAACCGTCAAATATGCCTATCGAGGCGAGGAGGCAACGCAGTACCGCACAGGTCAGTTTATCATCACCTCGTTGGAGGAGAGCGACCCCGCTGATGACGACTCGACCTATTCAATCAGTCTTGAGAACTCTGGGGAGGTTAAGACCGTATCGGTAGCCTAACCCTCACACTTAACAGCGGGCGGGGCGTGGTCGCCTCGCCCGTTCTTCAACCAACAATCGAATAACATTTGAATAACAATCGAAACAATGAAAACAGTACATTTGAACTTTGAGGGTAAGAAGTACCCTTATATCGAAACTATGGGGGCAATGCTCTCGTTCAAGAGCGAAACAGGTATCGAACCTGCGGCAATAGCAGCAGACGATACAGAGAACAATCTGAAATACATATACCATGTCGTAAGAGCACAGTGTCGCCGCAACGGGGAGGAGTTCAAATACACCTTCGAGGAGTTTGCTGACCGTCTGGAATATGGCGATTACATACAGCTCATTAACGACCTCAATCAGGTCATCATGGAGCAGATGGCAGCCAAAGATGAGGCTTCCTCAAAAAACGATTAAATCCTGTCTCGATTGATAAATTGTTGGGAATTGCTGTTGGGTGTATGGGCTTGTCGATAGCCGATTTTTCAGCCCTTACCCCAACGCAATTTGATGCCATCTATGAAGAGTGGCGTATCGGTCAGGATAACCAAATAAAGGTTGGCTGGGAGCAAACAAGGTTAATTATATGGGCACAACTTAAACCGTATGCTAAAAAGAAGTCGCTCAAACCATCTGATGTTCTTCCTCTTCCTTGGGATAAGCCCAACAAATCAAAAATTAAGATGACAAAGGCGGAGCGAGAGGAGTCGCTTCGTGAACTTGAATACTACAATAAACTTTGGTCTGATGGCAAAGAAGGTAACATACGAAATTGATTTCCGAGGGCGTGATTCCGTTTCAGGAGTCGCTACCAAGATTGTTTCGGAGGTTCGTGCTATGCAAGCGGCTACTTCAGGAATAGTCGGTGCCACGACCAAAGAATTGACTGCACAGGGAGCAGCCGTAACAGCCCTTGCTAAACAAAATACCCAAGCATTCCGTACAGTCGAGGCTGGTGCAGTAAAGGCTATGAGTGGCACAGCCTCGGTGTATAGGGAGACTTTCGATACTATTTCTGCGGAGGTACAGAATGGTACCGCTAATTTGCAGCAACAACTATCTATACAGCGTAAGGTCGTCAAAGACCTTGAAAAAGAGTATAGAGAGATGGTTGCCAAGCGTGATAATGCCCCCACGACCTATGCAAAGAAACAGTATGCGGGCAAGGCGGATACCCTACGCGCAGAGTTGGATGGGGAGCGTCAGGCATTGGCTGCTATGGAGCAAGCACAATCGCAGTATAAAGACAGCGTAACATCTGTTCGCACCCAACTGATGAACCTACGCAATGAGATGGCTCGTTTGCGTATGGAAGGTAAGTCTAATACTGCTGAATATGACGAGATGCGTGCCAAGATGGAGCAACTCGGAACTGCATACCGAGAACTCCAGACGGAGCAGCTCGCCCTTTCAACAGGTGCGACACAATGGGGTGGTCTCATATCAGGTATGCAGGGCTTGATGGGTTTGTATTCTGCTGGCTCTGGTGTTGTCTCGCTGTTTACCAAAGATAACGAGCGCTTGATGGAGGTGCAGACGAAAATGCAGTCTGTTATGGCTATTATGATGGGTATGCAGCAGGTGGCAAATACTCTTCACGCCACCAGCGCATTCCGCATCGTAACAGTGCGTAAAGTTACCGACCTGTGGAGAGCTGCACAAAATCGACTGACTGTATCACTCGGTGTTTCCACCGTAGCAGCCAAGGCGTTTATGGCAGCGGCTACTATGGGAGCATCGGTAATCATTGGTACTGTTATATCGGCAATAGACCGCTTCGTAAGCAAAAAGCGTGATGAGAAACAAGCACAGGAGGAGGCAGCGAAAGCACAAGAAGATGCTATGGCATCGGTGCGATCCTCTGTTGCCAACAGTGTAGCATCTCAACTTCTCAACTTCCGAAAGTTGCAAAGTGGATGGGCTGCTGTTGGTGCCGATGCTCGCAAGCAGCAGAAGTTTGTCAAGGATAATCAAAAGGCATTCGAGGACTTGGGGGTATCTATTACCACAGCCCGCGATGCAGAGAATCTCCTTGTAACCAACGAGAGCGCTTTTGTGCAATCATTGAAGCGTAAGGCGATGGCAGCAGCGGCTATGGAGTTAGCTGCAAAAAAATACCAATCTGCAATAGATAAATTATTGCAGGTAGAAGATGCCCGCAAAGTAACTCAAGCGGATAGAGAGGCAGCGACTGATTATGCTCATAATGTCTATCTTTCACAGTTCAAAACGGGTATGACCTCCATAGAGCGTGGTCAAATTAGTGGAAAAGAAGACGAAATTATCAATAATGCTTTTCGAAGTAAAGTTTACACCTATGGAGAGAAGCGAGCTGATGATTTAACCAAGGCTGCCAATGAGGAGATTGCGGCGGGTGATAAGTATTTCGATGCCATATTGCACAACGAGCAGTTGGCAGCAGACATATTGGCTGATAGTGGTATAGCCACGACAAATGGTACAAACGGAACGCAAGAGACACCACCGAAGGCTGGCAGTATAGCTGCCATCGAGAAGAAGTTGCAAGACCTTCGTACGGCGTTGAAAAATGCCTCTGCGGAGGAGCGTGCCGAGATACAGAAGGATATCAATGTATGGCAGCAGAAGCTCGACACTATCAATGAGGAGTTGGCAGCGTTGAGTGTGCCCGCTAACCCGACATCGCTTGCCGATTTTGACGCTATTATCAACTACCACGAGCAACGCTTGAAAAAAGCGAATAAAAATGAGCGTGCCGAGATAGTTGCAACTATCAACCAATACAAGGCGTGGAAGACAGCAGTAGAAGATAGCATTACAGCGATGTCCCTACCTGCCAACCCTGAATCGTTTGACGAAATATCGACATCGTTATCATACTACGAGTCGCAGTTGAATAAAACGAGTGGTGCATCTCGTCAGGCAATACAGACAATCATTGATGATTTACGAGCTTTGCAGAGTGCTGTGTCTGTTGGTCTATCGTCAGGGGCAGACTTCGGGGTTTTGGAGAAGTTGGACACCTTTGATAAGTTAGAGGCGGCACTTAACCACTATCAGGCAAAGTTGCAGACGGCTAACGAGTCGGAGCGAGCCCAGATACAGGCGACTATTGCGGCAATAGAGGCTAAACGAGCTGCTATGTCGCGCAGTTTGGATATTCCTACGATGCAGCAGGATGTCGCAAATTTGGGCGAGTTAGACCGCAAAACGCTGAAGCTCGAATTAGAACTTATCGGCTTGGAGGGGGTGCGTGAGCAGATACGCAACCTTCAGGCTATGCTTGATGATACAAACAATCCTCTCAATGATGAGCAACGCAAGCAGGTGGAGGGCTTGATAACCACTTGGCGTGGCTATGAGGGACAGTTGGAGAGAAGCAGCTTGTCGCTTCGAGGTGCGTGGGGTGCAGTCAAGGGTATTGGTGGTGGTATCGAGGGTATAACCTCGGCATTACAGGGCAATGGTACCGCTTGGGAGAAGACTGTTGCTGTCATAGATGGAATGTTCCAGATATACGATGGCATCAGCTCAGTAGTGAGTATGATTGAAACCCTCGTAACCGCATCACAAGCATTGTCGGCAGCCAAAACTGCGGAGGCAGCATCTACCGCTACATCTACCACAGCCACTATTGCAGATGGAACAGCCAAGGCTACTACCGCAGCTACTACAACGGCGGCGGTTGTTACAGAGACGGCAGCCTATACAGCAGAGACAGCAGCGGTAACGAGTAGTACCGTAGCATCAGGGGCAAGAACAGCCGCCAAAGGAGCTGAAACAGCAGCAACCGTAACCGCTACTGCGGCACAGGTTGCTGGCGCTACTACTGCGGTGGCGACCTCTGCGGCTGAAACAGCGGCGGCCACTACTGCTACCACTGCTTATGTTGCAGAGGCGGCAGCCAAGACTATGAGTGCCCACGCTGGTATTCCTTGGGTTGGTATCGCTATCGGTGCAGGTATGATTGCGGCGATGGTCGGCATTATGCTTGGCTTGCCGAAATTTGCTGATGGTGGTATTGCTTATGGCCCAACGCTCGGTTTGTTTGGTGAGTATTCAGGAGCACAGAACAACCCTGAGGTTGTCGCCCCATTGAATAAACTGCGCTCGTTAATAGAGCCCGCAGGTGGGGTTGGCGGTGATGTGGTGTTCCGTATTGAGGGTCGCACCCTTGTAGGCATTTTGAACAAAACTCAAAAGACTCGTAACAGAACGAAATAATGGCAAAACAAATCATATATTGGGGCGAATTTCGCAGTGTGGCGGGTACTCTCTATCGTGTGGAGGTGCTCTCTGATGATATGTCATATACAGCACAGCGGGTACACTTTCCACACGATACTCCTGTGGAGATTGAGTGGAATGAGGTTGATAAGCTCGAACCTGTGCAAGGTGCGTGCTTGACACTGTCGCTCGTTAGTGAAAAAGACCGCCAATTTATAGACTTGTACGCTATTGAGGTTGGCAAGGTCCGTATTGATGTTTATCGGGAGGGAGCCTTGTATTGGTCGGGAACCCTTGACCCTGAATTGTATGAAGAGCCATATTCAGAGAAAAAGGACTATGATGTTTCATTCTCATTCTCGGATTTTGCCCCTCTTGACCGCAAGAAGTGGACCAAGACGGGAATATGCTCTATACAAGAGGTTATAGACACTTGTCTCTCGGAGAGTGGTATCAATTACACAGAGCTGGTAAAATATATCAGTACCTCTATGGCAGATGCTGAAGAGTCTATTGACCTCGCTGCATTAAATGTGTTGTGCGAGAACTTCTACGATGAGGAGGGTGAGGCTATGACTATGCGAGAGGTCCTTGATGAGACTTTGCGTCCCTTTGCCCTGCGTATGGTTCAGAAGGGTGGCAAGATATATCTCTATGACTTGAATGCAATCCACTCGGATTTGACAACCGAGGAGGTTTATTGGGATGGTACTGATGCCCAACTCGGCGTTGATGAAGTATATAACAATGTCAAGGTAACATTCTCCCCGTATGCCGATGCCGAGTTAATCAATGGTCAGTTGGAACACGATGAGATGTTGCCGGATGCTGATACCTACTCTTTTTCAGTGGACAAACCAGCATCTTCTGGGGTGTATGATACCCCAATAGCTGGCTTTGGTATTGCTGTTGGGGAGCAGGATGGACTACCCTTGAAACTATCTAATGGGGCTCAATTCTTCCGTATTGATGCGGTATATAGTGGCAGCGATGAGGCTGGTGTTATTTGGGCGTGTAAGCAATATGTAGGGCGCCCCAATGGGGACCAATTTATCGG